CAGTCAATGATGCAAGATTCTCCATCTCATCCTTACAATATTTGTAAATTAATTTTGCAGCATAAACAGACTCTTCAAAAGTTTCTGCATCATTAACAATATTTAAAATTTCTAGTTCTTCATCATCAAATGGAATATCAGTAAAATTACCAATCTTACAGTGAAGATTAATTCGATCCGCTAAATTATACTTATTAAGATCAATGTCAGCAATACTAAAAAAGTCATCATCATATAATTCCTTATAACCAGAATAAAATGTCTTATTCAATCCAGCATATCGACGCTTCATTAATTTTTCAATACGAGCATCTTCAGTGATATTCACAAAGGATTTTGGAACACTTTCAACTTCACCCCATTCTTCTGTCGGGGTATAAAGTGCATGTCCAACCTCATGGCCCACCAGAAGGTCGTATACGCCCCCAGAAGCCCTGTCCCAGATCGGGAGGGTCAAAACCCTAGTATGGACATTAAAGCAAGCTGTAGAGACCTTACGGTGCTCCACTACGAGATCTTCTGTTGCCAATAGGCGGGCCAGATTTCCTTTGACTTCGTGATTGATAGGCATGTTCTTTTGGATAACTGAACATACAATACGAAAAACCCCCGCCTTTGGGGCGAGGGCTGTGACACTTTTTAAATTGGGCTAGACGTTTTTTTGCCTGCCGGAGTGCTTGTGGTTTTAGATGGCGTTTCTGCTCCTTCTTGGAGTGATGCTGCCAATTTGGAGTTGTCATGAGACAGTTTTAAACTATTTAGACTATACGACTAAATCCCTTCACCTTGTCAAATCGTATGACACTTTCAAATTTGTCATGCAATTCAGACTTATGAGAAATCACAAATATATTAGCATCCTTTATGACATAACGAATAATCTTAAGAAATTCATCAGTTCCAAATCCATCGAGAGAAGAGTCAAAAACTTCATCTAAAATTAAAAGATTTGTATTCACAGAATTTTTAAGTCGAGCAACTTCTCTCCAGGTAAACAATAGACTCAAATCCACTCGCATCTTTTCACCTTCACTAAAAGAACTATAAGAAAAGTTCTCATGAATTGGAGATTGAATGGATTCATTAAACTCTTCATCCAAATGGAAATTAATGTAGAAATCCATCATCTGCAAATATCGATTCACCTGCTGATTGATGAAGGGAAGATATTTTTTGATAATTTTGGTTTTTACACCATCATCTTTAAGAAGAGAATATGCAAAATCATAATGAACGATCTCTTCCTTTTTAGTGCCCAAATCCTCAAATACTTTTTGGAGATTGGTCTGAAACTCTTCTAACTTTCCATGCTCAGTATTCTTGTTTTCAAGTTGTTCGGTAAGTGTTTGAATTTCACTTTCCAAATCCCTAACCTGTCGTTGGTTAGATGAAATCCTAGCATTGTTTTGAGAAATGTCATTGTTGAGTTTCGTAATCTCCTTAGATAGAGCAATAAATTGACGCTCTCTCTCTTCTTCTTGCTTTATGGTCTCTTCAAGATCTTTATAACCTTGTTGAAGTTCCTTGGCACTATTTTGAGCGTCGGCAATTCTATTTAACCGAAACTCTTCCTCGATTGTTTGAGTGCAGGTGGGACAAACCGTATTTTCAGTAAAGAACTTGTGCTCATTGGTAATGGTAGATACTTTCTGAGATAATTTACCTTTCAAATTTCCCAACTTTCTCAGTTTATCAGTTGCACCAGAAACTTCTTCCTGCTCTTTAATATATGAAAAAATACTTTCTTCAGTCATTGAATTTTGAAGCATATAAGCATCAACTTCACCAATCAAGTTAGTAATCTTTTGTTTGTTGGCATTGATATTATCTTTTCCACGACTTTCCAACTGCTCAATAAAGTTCTTTTGCATCAAAACCTTATCTTTGAGGGATTCTTTTCTAAGATCCAGAGATTTAATCTGTTCCTTTTGCTGACGAATCTTTTCTTTAATCAAATTGTTCATTGAAGAAAAGATACGAATATCCAACAAGTCCTCAATTACCTCACGACGATTTGCAGTAGTCAATTGCATAAAAGGTACAAAGGTGCTTGAACCCAGAATCACAATCTGTGTAAAACTGCGGTAATTAACTTTTAGAATATTTTCTTCTAGGATTTTTTGATTTGCTCGGTCGTCTGCTTCTTTATGCAATTGTGTCCCATTCACCTCAATATCAAAAATATTTGGTCTAATTCCACGACGAACCAAATAATTTTTATTGTTTATAGAAAACTCGACTTCAACAACACAGTCTTTTTCGTTGGTGCTATTAGAAAGTTGATTTTTGTTAATTTTACGAAATGCTTTGTTAAAGAGAGCAAATGTGAGGGCATCTAAAAGAGTTGATTTTCCCGCACCATTTGTACCTACAATTAAATTGGTATGATGTTTTTGAAAATCCATCTCTATGAAATGCTGTCCCGTAGAAAGAAAGTTCTTCCATCTAATTTTTTTAAAGGTTATCATTCTTAGGAGGAATTACGATGTCTTCAGGTTTAATCACTGCATACTTGTAATTATACATCTTACAAGTCTTTATGGCAAGCTCATCATCTACTTCTACTACTTCCATTTCCTTTTCTTCTTGATCTTCTACCATCAAAGCATAACGAGTTGCATCATCCTCTTCCTCAAAGAGAAACAGAACTTTTTCACCATATTTGTCTTGGACGGCAAATGCACCATCCCCTTTCTGGTCCTTAAGTGTAAGAAGAAACATTATTGAACTTCGCAAGCCTCTTTATAAAGATTTTGTAGAATTCCTTTGATGATGTTCTTATCAAACTGAACTTCAGATTCATCAATATAACGATTCAGAATTGAAATAGTATTCTCCTCTTCATCAATTGCAAAGTCCTCACTTTCTTGTATCTCAAAGTTCTCAATAATTTTAAGATCTTGAATTCCTGCTGTATATAATTTATCTACAAACTTTTCAAAATCCTTTGCCTTTGTTTTTTTACGAACAATAATCTTTACAATCTTATTCTCATACTCCCGAGCATCAAATGTTTGATAGGGGGTATCCTCATAATAAAGATTATAAAATAATTTATAAGGATTATCAATTGGTGTATGTTCTAGTGTTTCTGTATCAAAGATATGAAATCCACGAGTATCATTCACATCCGTCCAATACATTTCGTAAGGATTGCCAAGATAAAAAATCTTCCCATTATCGGAACGAGTGTGATAGTGTCCAGAAAATACTTTTTTAAACTTTGAAAAAATATTTGAGTCCAATCCGTGCTCATCCATGACTAGAGTATTGTTTACACGGAAACCTTGAAGTTCTAGATGTCCCATTGCAACCTTTGCCTTGGATTTCTTAATCACATTCATGGTTTCATCATGATTCTCACTACAAATCCAAGGAATAAAAGTCATATCAATTCCACAAACCTTTGTATTTGTTGGAGAACTATAAGTTTTGATATTTGGATAATCTTTTAGGAGAAGTTCTGGGGCATTAATTTCAGTAGAATTGCGTAGAAATATATCGTGGTTACCCACAATCATATGAACCTCATATTTTCTAAGAGGTTCCAATACAACTCTTCTGGTCCAATCCAATCCCCAAAAATCAATACTTTTACGATTATCAAAAGCATCACCCATATGAATGACTGTCTTTATCCCGTGTTCTTCTAGAGCAGGGAAGAAAACATTATCGTAAAACAATTGAAAATAGTCATGAAGATGTTTAGAAGATTTACGTGCGGCCCAATGAGTGTCCGTCAGAATTCCGATGAGCATAGGGATTTTTAACTGGACTTCAAGTATAGCACGGCAGACTCCAAAAAGTCAAGATTATCGATTGTTGTTTCTGTATTGGATGTTGTCCTTCATGGAATTATACTCCGAATTGCTCCCAGAAAGCAAGTTGTCATCAATAACCATAACCTCATCAAATCCAGTGCGTTCAATGATTTTATTTTTAATTTCTAATTGTTTCTTTTCTTTTTGAATTCTTCTCAAAAATGCATAGTGAATAATCTGAGTAAAATATGCGAATGGATTCTGAGACCTTTCCGGATTAAAGTTATGAATATACTGAACACAATTCTCAATCCCGTCAGAAATCATATCCTCACGGAACATATAATTAACAAAGTTTGGTTTATAAGATAAGTGAGTAGCAATTTTTAGAAAACAATCTCCAAGATAATTTGGAATTCTTGGTTTTCCTTCCCAAGGTCCAGACTTTGGAGGATCTATATAATATTTCTCAATATACTTTTCACGAGCAATATCTACCTTACTTCGATACAATATCATTGCTTCCAGTAATTCTTTATTGTTTACATAGTGCTCCGATTTCTTTTTTGCCATGGGGTCTCATTTATCCATTAATAAGTTAAGTTAATTATAGCACACTTTAAAGGGGCTTGACAACTATCAAAAAGTCATGTAGACTAGGTTTGTCCCGGTTGAAGATGAGAACTTAGCTTTCTTTAATATCTTTATATAACTCTTCAAGTTTTTTACGAGCAGATTCTACTGAAGATATGTACCCTTTTTGTTCTGATATTTTTACTTCACCTGAAGGTTTATATACATCTATACTATCATCATAACTTAGATATTGCTGATAGAGTGTAATGAGTCTCTTATTTACAGTTTCAGTCATTGTAATTACTCTATCAAACTTTATAAAAAAGATATCCTCATCAGACAGTTCCATCCAAGGTTTTATCTTCATATAAGTATTTCCATTACTACTGACGGATTTCATTACAACAGGATTTTGAAGAATAATGATTGGATCACCATCATTCTCATCTACCATGATAATTGATAGAATTTCTTCTCCAGATATAAGTTTTAAAATGCAATAAAACTCTTCACTCATCATCATTTTAGTGGTATGTTAACAATATCGTAATTGAAATTTTCTTCATTATAAATTTTAATTCTCTCAATAAGATGATTTAATGTATAATTCTTTCTTGACTTATAACTGATATCATCGGCAATGTCATATAGAGTTGCTTTTACTTTGTTTTCGCCTTTTCTAAGAACTCTACCGATTGATTGAAGATTTCTGATTCTCGATTTACTGGGAGAAGCAAAGATAACATTGTGAAGATTTCGAATATTAACACCAGTAGAAAAAGTGCCATAAGAAGCAACGATGATTGCATTATTCTCCTTTTCGGTTATTTCTCTAACTTTTTCCCGTTCTTCAGTTTCTACACCACCATGGACAAAGAAAACATGTCTATCATCAATCTTATCATTATTTATGAGTTCATATAAAGGTTGTCCATGACCTTCGACTCTTGAAAATAAAACAAGAGTATTTCCCTTTAAATCTAGAGCAAGATTTTTGATAAAATTATTTCTCTTTTGATGATTGATGATATATTGAATCTCATCTTCAAAAATATCAAACTTATTTGGAGGATGTTTCAATAGAAGTATTTTGATGTCTAATTTGGCAAGATGTCCCTTTTTCATCAGTTCATCAGTATTGATGATTTTATATGAAGGACCAAATAATCCTTCTAGGACCCACTTATGAGTTTGGGATCCATCTAGTGTTCCAGTGAATCCAAAGCGATATTTTGCATCACAAAGTTTCGTCATTATAGATATTAATGACTTGGATTTAAATTGGTGTGCCTCATCTCCTACGACTACATTAAATCTGGAAAAATACTGCTTGGGCAATTTGTAAATACTTTGCCAGGTAGTAATAATAACTTGGGAATCAGTTTCTCGTTCCTTACCAGCGTATATCTTGTGGCAGT